ACAAAATAACGATAGGCTTGGCCTATATATGCGTAAAGGCTGGCAAATAACTACCATATAAAAAAATTAACTTGCACATAGCTTGTTAATCTGATATAATATATATTAAGTTGTCGAATATGATACTTTTCTTTAACCTTTCAGTATTAGAAGCAGAAACCTTAGGAAATCCTAAACAAATGGTTGAAAAGCTTCGATTGTTTTATACAAAGAAACAGATACCTAAAAATAGTTATTCAAAAGTAAAACCTATTCGTAATTTAATTGGTAATAGTTATCTAATCAACCCAGATGGGTTTTTTGCTGATAATATAACGGATATAATTTATAAATCACAATATATACAGTTAGCGGGTAGACGAGATTATAGTTTATACAAACTATTTAACGTAAAATACTTAGACCTATCATACTTTAAAGATATTGATCTAGATAACATAAAAACAAACCCACTAATCACTATAACACAAAACAAAATATACTTCAAGTACGAGGAAAATTAAAAATGGCAATTAGCTTCAAGAACACAAAAGGCAAAGCACAATCAAACAAAGTCGAATCTTACGAATATAAAGATGGTGAGAATGTAGTACGTTTAGTTGGTGGAGTTCTCCCCCGCTATATTTACTGGTTGAAGGGTTCTAATAACAAGGACATTCCAGTAGAGTGCTTGGCATTTAGCCGCGACAAAGAAAAGTTTGACAATCTACAAAAAGATCATGTGCCTGACTTTTTCCCAGATCTAAAGTGCAGCTGGTCATACACTGTCAATTGTATTGACCCTAAAGATGGTAAGGTCAAAGCCCTTAACTTAAAGAAAAAGCTTTTTGAACAAATTCTGACAGCAGCCGAAGACTTAGGTGATCCTACAGACTTTGACACTGGCTGGGATATTGTTTTCAAGCGAGTAAAAACAGGCCCATTGGCTTATAATGTTGAGTACCAGTTGCAAGTGTTGCGTTGCAAGCCTCGTCCACTATCAGATGCAGAACGTGAATTGGTTAATGCTTCTAAATCAATTGATGAAAAATACGTTCGCCCAACAGAAGATGAAGTGTTGGCTCTATTAACTAAAATCACTACAAACAGTGATGAAGATGAAAATGGTGATGCCGCCTCTGAAGCAGAGCGTGAAGCCGTTAAAGACTTAGGTTAAAACTATAGCCCGCAAAATTAAACACTTTGCGGGCTATTTTGTCTATAAAATATGAAAATACTATTTACAGCTGATGTACATATAAAATTAGGTCAGAAAAACGTACCTATTGAGTGGGCAAAAAATCGTTTTCGTTTATTTGTTGAGCAATTTCAACAAATGCAAGAACAAGCTGATTTAGTAATTATTGGTGGTGATGTTTTTGACCGACTACCAACAATGGATGAAGTAGAGTTATATTTTGACTTTGTAGCTAGCTTTAATAAGCCAACAATTATTTATCCAGGTAATCACGAAATGCTTAAGAAAGACACTACTTTCTTAACAAATCTTAAAAAGTCAACTAATCGACTAAATCCTAAAGTAGAAATTATTGATGATTTTTACAGTCGAGACGGAATAGACATTATTCCATACAATAAACTAAAAGAATTTGAAAAAGCTCCACATCTAACACATGGTAAGATATGTTGTACTCATGTTCGTGGCGAAATCCCACCCCACGTCAAGCCAGAAGTTGATCTAGAATTATTTAAACGCTGGGATATTGTGTTAGCAGGGGATTTGCATAGCTATGAAAACTCGCAACTTAATATTCTGTATCCAGGTAGTCCTTATACTACTAGCTTTCATAGAAGTTCCGTGGACACTGGAGCTATCTTGCTTGATACTGATGCTATGGATCACGTATGGCTCAAATTCAACTTACCTCAGCTTATCAGAAAAACCGTTGGAGTCTCTGACCCTAAACCAGCGACAGATTTTGACCATACCATTTACCAAGTTGAAGGTGATATGCACGAACTTGGAGAGCTAGAAGATTCCGAGTTAATTGATCGTAAAGTTATCAAGCGAGATACAGACAGTGCGCTAATGCTAGACCCTGAAATGAGTCTAACCGAAGAGGTCAAAGAATATTTAACCTATATCCTAGAACTTCCAGATGAAACTGTAGAAGCTGTTTTAAAGGAAATGCAGAATTATGCAGAAAAAATTGAGTCATCTTAAAGCAGAAGTTTGGTCACAAACAAACTGTCCAGCTTGCACCGAAGCAAAAAGACTACTAGAGCAAAGATCAATTAGCTACAATGAATGTATGCTTGGTATCAATGGCTATAGTAAAAAAGATTTAATCGCTAAAGTTCCAAACGCACGTAGTGTACCACAAATCTTCTTAGATGGAGAACTAATTGGCGGATTACACGAATTAAAGAAAAGACTAGTAGAATATGATAACAATCAAAAGGCTGAGTTGGAGTAATGCGTTTAGTTATGGAAAAGATAACACAATAAATTTCGTTGCTGCGCCACTAACGCAGCTTGTAGGAAAGAACGGGCATGGAAAGAGTTCTATAGCCCTAATCCTTGAAGAAGTTTTATTTAATAAAAACTCCAAATCAATCAAAAAAGCGGACATTCTAAACCGCTATGTAAAAGATAAAAACTACAGTATCGAGCTTGAATTTGAGCGAGATGGTACTGAATATCAAATTAAAACTAGTCGTGGTACTAGTCAAACAGTAAAACTGTTTAAAAATGGGGCAGACATTAGCGCGCATACAGCCACAGCTACTTATAAAATGATTGAAGACATTCTAGGGTTTGACCATAAAACATTTAGTCAAATCGTTTATCAATCTAATGCTAGTAGCTTAGAATTCTTGACTGCTGCGGATACTGCTCGTAAAAAGTTTCTAATTGAAATTTTAAATTTAGGCAAGTATACTAGGGCGCAAGAAATCTTCAAAGAAGTAAGCCAAGACTTAAGCAAAGATATTGCGGCAGTACAGTCTCAAGTAAACACTGTAAATAGCTGGCTAGATAAATATTCAAAGATGGATTTATCTCACAAAGCTTACTGCGAAGTGCCAGTAATAGAGGATAGTTTAGTAGCAGAAGTAAATGAGTTAGACTCAAAGATTCGTGGACTAGAATCCACTAATAAGAAGATTACTCAAAATAATACTTATAAACAAATACAGTCCAGAATTAAACTATTTCCTATACCAGAAACCCCAGTAGATACAGTTAGTGAACTAAGTCCAGAAGTAAAATATCTTAATACTAGCTCTATTGAGTTAAGCAAGTCAGTAAAAGACTCAGACGCATTTATTAAGAAAATTGGTGCGCTACACGGAACTTGCCCTACTTGCTTACAGCCTATTGACGAACAAAAAATGGCTACGCTTATAGCAGAACAACAAGCTATACAACAAGAAGCCAGTTCAAAAATAGCCATTATTGCAACTAGATTAAAAGAAATAGATGCAATCAAACAAGAATTTACTGCTAAAACAACAGCTTGGGAAGCTGCTAATAAAGCTCGCGAAGAGTGGGAAAAGTATCATCAGCTAATTAATACTGAGCTACAAGAAGATCTATTAGATAAAAACGAATTAGAATCTAAATTTACCGCTCTGCAAACTGCCCTAGCAAATCTTAAAACTGCAATTGCACAAGCCGAAAAACAAAATGTTGCTGCTAGTGCTCATAATTCCAAAGTTGATACTATTAGTAGTCAACTAACCGAAATGAATGCAGAACTAGAAACTTATAGTTCTAAATTACATGAACTAAGTGAAAAAATGTCTGTGGTAAACGTATTAACTAAAACGTTCTCTACTACAGGTCTAGTTGCTTACAAAATTGAGTGTTTAGTAAAAGATCTAGAAGAAATTACTAACAAATATTTAATTGACCTATCTGACGGCAGATTCCAAATAGGATTTAAAGTTAGTGCTAGTGACAAATTAAATGTAGTTATTACTGATAATGGCAAAGACATTGAAATCTTAGCTCTATCAGGTGGCGAAAAAGCTCGTGTAAATGTGGCAACACTATTAGCTATCAGAAAGCTAATGCAAACGTTGTCTAGTTCAAGAATTAATCTATTGATACTAGATGAAACTGTCGAAACACTAGATGTTGACGGTAAAGAAAAACTAGTAGAAGTATTATTGCGTGAAGAACACCTGAATACTTTCCTTGTTTCACACGGATTTACTCATCCACTACTAGAAAAAGTAAATGTGTCGAAACGTAATAACATCTCACAAATAGAGGTATAATATGATTTTAGAAGAAATTAATGGCTCAGCAGTAGCCACTATTGTTCGCGAAAACGGTGGCACATATGAGCTAAAAGTAGGCGACTACTTTAGCGATCATGAGCGTTCAAGTTTAACTGTAACAGGCAAAGGTACTATTACAGTTCGTGTTGATCCTAATTGCACACTTGAATTTGTTGGCGAAGAAGTAAAAGCAGAAGCTGAAGAAGTTGCTCCTACTGCAGAAACTATTCCTGCAACACAAGAAGTAGCAGTAGCTGATACAGTAGCCGCTACCGAAGCTCCAGTTATTGTGAATCCAAAAGCAAAAGCCTAAATGGTAGATAGCAGAGCAAAAGGTGCTCGCACTGAAACTGTAGTACGTGATGCTCTTAAAAAGCATACAGGATTAGGTTGGGAAAGGGTTCCTGGATCAGGAGCCCTTGACCCTAAACATCAGCTAAAGGCAGACTTATATGTGCCTGGGCGAACTAATCTATATGCGGTAGAAGTAAAAGGTTATGCGGAAGACCATATATCCAGTGCTCTATTAACTGGTAAAAACCCACAGTTAATTGAGTTTTGGAAACAATCAGTGCGGCAAGGCCAACAAGTAAATAAAAAACCGCTATTAGCATTTAAATTTGACCGATCAAAGATATTTGTTGCATTTTTAGATATGCCTACAGCCAGTTACAGATACATATTCGTTGCTGTTGATGGACACGAATTCTATGTAGCACTGCTCGAAGACTGGTTAGTAAACGAGCAACCCAAATTTGTAACTTGACTTGGGATGCAATTTAGGGTATAATATACACTTAAACAACATAATATTACTAAAAATGAGCAAAAGTTTTCAACAAGTATCTGAGCCTGATAATACCTTAATGGTAGTTGATGCGCTCAACCTAGCATTTCGATATAAACATAGTGGAGCTACTGATTTTGCAGTAGATTATCTACGCACAGTTGATAGCCTCAAGAAAAGTTACAAAGCCAAGAAAGTTATCATTGCTTGTGACCAAGGCTCTAGCAGCTATCGCAAAGCAATCTATCCTGAGTACAAACAGAATCGTAAAGATAAATTTGATACTCAAACAGATGCTGAAAAAGCGGCTTTTGAATTATTCTTTGAAGAATTCCAAAAGACCTTGGAGTATATTCAGGAAAATACAGACTATCCAGTTATCAAGTTTCAAGGCGTAGAGGCTGATGATATTGCAGCTTATATTGTAAAACAAAAGTCTAAACTGCCTGTTGACCAGATTTGGTTGATCTCCTCAGATCGTGACTGGGATTTGCTTGTACAACCAGATATTTCAAGATTTAGTTATGTTACCCGAAAAGAAACAACAGTT